ATAATATAAGATCAACTTGATCGTCTTTAGATGTTACATTAGTTACTTTAGAAAATCCACCTAACGACCCATCTTGCATTTTAGTTTCATATAAAGCATAAAGTCTATTTTTTAAAATACCATCAGGAGAATCTTTAGTTTCCGTAACTTCATCATTTATTACATCAGAATAAGTTATTCTAGAGCCAAAAGTTCCGGGAACCGGATTTATTCCTTGTTTATTAAAATGTAAACCCGCTGCACTAACTCCGGCTTGTGCTAAAGTACTTGTTGGTAAATATACCCCATCATTGATTAATCCGGATGCTTGAGTTTTAACTCCAGTTCTTGATAATAGATTTTGATTTAAAGTAAATAAATAGCCATTCGGAGATTTTAGATCAAAAAACATTTTTGTTAACCTAGATACATCCTCAAGAGTATGAATAGAAGCTAATACTACTCCATTACCAACAGGAATTTTGTTGGGATCGGCATATAGAGGTTTCTTGATATATGGTTGTCCACTATCACCACCCCCAGGCCTATCATTCCCATATTTGAGGGATTTTAGGTTTGTTTTTAAATCTAAAAGAGGCATATATTATTATTAATAATGTCCATCAATAGGGCCCGTATCTCTGTAAGTAGCGGGTCTTATCCCGTTTAAGTCTAATAATGATGGATTTGGTAATAAATTAGGAACTCCATCGTTATAAGCGTTGTATGCCGCCCTTACGTCGGCTGCATTTGCACCATTTAATGAGTATCCTGGTTGAGTGTTGTCAGCATGTAGTTTTGATAATGTAGTTGCTCCTATATTTGTAGGAGGTGTTGTTCCGTTACCTGTTGAAAGTACTGAACCGGGACCTGCTGTTAATCTGTCTAAAAGTGCCATGTTATGTTTTTATTTGTTTGTTATAAATATTATATATTATTGAACTTTAACTGCTCCAATATTATGGGATTGTCCTACTTTATTACTATCCATTTTAACTGTAGTATCTTTTGCTAGGATTTGATTTAAAACAGCTTTTACAGCTTGAAGTTCTTGTACCATAGGAGTTATATCCATTGAAGGTTGAGATTTACCACCTTTTGGCTTTTTATCACCTGCTAAATCTGTTCCTGCTACTATTTGATCATTAGGATTTAATTGCACTGTACCAAATTCTCCAGATACTATAGGGCCTTTTTTAGGATCAATAACACCATCCTTCATCGTTTGATATGCATACATTGCTCCTGCTCCTAGTGCTATTCCTCCAATTATTGCTGGGATTGCTATTCCTAAAGTTGCGGCCGAAGCACCAGTTATAGCGGCAATAGCCATTGCTCCATATTCTACAGCTGCTGCGGTAAGTGGTGCTAACATTCGAATAAGCCCCATAACTGATGCGCCTATCCCAGTTACTATTTGAGAAACTATTATTACTCCAATACCAGCAAATATAGTATACATTACTCCAGCATGACCTACCATAGATGCTAACATTTCTAATGGACCCGCTAATGCTTCTCCCATTTTACTCATTGATTTATTTATACTTTCCTGAACTGATAGTCTTTTAAAATCTTCTTCATTCATTCCAGATGCTTTTTGTACTTGTTCATCTGTTAATCCTAATTGTGCTTTTTGGTCTATTATCATTTTAGCAATATCTTCTCTTTGTAAACCAACAGATTTGGCTACTGCTTCTTGTTGTAATCTATTTCCTGAAGTATATGCACTTATTATATCTTGATTTTGGCCTATTTCTTTAGTAAGTTCAGCCGTTTCACCATTTAAAGCTAATAATCTAGCTTTTTCAAAATTTAAATCTTTTCCAGTTAATAATTCGGCTTCAATTTCTGCTGAGATAGATGATTCAAAATCTAGTAATGAACTTGCTATTTGATCTGCTTTTTCTAATGATAAACCAAATCTTCTTGCCTCTAAATTAGCTTGAGCTATTTTTGAAGCATTTCCCCCTAAATTAACTGCAATTGTATTTGAGGTATTAGCTACATCACTTAATATTTGTTTTTGGTTTATTGCTGTTCTATTAGTTTTATTAAAATTACCAGCTGTTTTGATTACACTTTCATTTGCCTTTTTTAATTCAGTTCCATTTAATTTAGAGAACATAGCTAATTTACTAGCCTCTCCACTACTCATTCCCATAAGTTCAACCATTTCAGTTGCTTCTTGTAAAGTTTTAGAGGTAAAAATTAAATCAGCATTAAATCCTAATTGTTTAGTTAAATCAGTAGCGGTTTTAATATAATCAGAAAGTGTAGTTACACTTGTACTTACAGCATCCATTCGACTTGCAGTATATCCAGTTGTTCTTGCAAAATTTGTTTGGGCTTCGTTTAGTGATAAAAATCCTTTTACTATTAAACCTACTGCCGCTGATACAAGTACTGTGGGGTCAAGTAAATTTTCTTTCATAGACTTACCGATATGTTTAAATGCCATCCCCATAGCTTCGGTTTTGCCAACAGTTCTACCCTCTTCTACTTTTATTCTTATAATTTCTTTCTTAACATCCTCCAGAGCTGTACTTACTCCTGGAAGATCTTTTAGAAATGGAATTTCCTTCATACCAGCCATTAATGCTCCTATTACTCCTGTTGTGTTTTTGACTTTATTAAGATATATTTCTTCATCCTTTCTTTCTTGATTTTGTTTTTCTAATTCTTTAGTCTGTAACTGTAAATAAAGAAGCTGCTGTTCTTCAACGCTTAAGGATTTATTTAATATATTGAAATTTTCTTCACTAGTATTTATTTTTTCATTTAATTCTTTAATACTTTGTTGGATTAAATCTAATTGAAATTGTTCTAAATCATTTTCTTCCTGTAATCCTTGGATTAGTTCTTGTCTTTGATGATAAAAATTATTTATATTATTTAATTCTTTAGCAGCTGCTTTTACTTTTTCTTCATTACTTATTTTGGATAGATTTCTTTCTAAGATTGTTGATTTTGCTATTAAATCTTGATTTGATTTTATTTGTTTAGTTAAATCTTTAATATTATCATATCCTCCTTTTTGAGAAAGTAAAGATTTATTAATTTGCTTACCAATACTATATAAGTCATTTTCAGAAGCAGTCAATTTAGTTTTAACTCCTAATACCTCTTTTAAAGATTCTAAATATGAACTAGATAAAGAATATCCTTCTTCCTGAAGACTTAGTCTTTTACGTAGTAGATCAATTTCTTCTTTTTGAAGTTTAATTGTTTCTTGAACTTTTGAAGTATCTTGATTTTTATTATCTTTAGGATCTGTCATTTAATAAATGTATTTATTATAAATATTAAAAGGCATCACTTTCGCGATGCCTTAGTTTGATATGTTTGTGGTAATTTCTTAACAAAATCAGGAACTTTTATATTTTGAGATGCTTTTTGAGCAGCTGCTCCTGATTTATTAGTCCATGAATCTTCAGCTTGGGAATTTTTATTTTGATTTTCGTAGTGTTCTTTAATTTTATTAAATGTGAACTTTCTTAACCAAATAGGCATATTATAAATAGTATTCCAATCATAACCGCCATTTCCATGAAATACTATCTCATGAATTTGAGTAAATAAATAAAATCTATATTCTTGCGTCAGGCCAAAAAAAGCTAATCCCCATAGGGATCGTTAAGCCCTCCTCTAAGCCATTTGGACCTTCAAAATCAAATTTCATATCGATATCGGGTTGGATTAATTTAATATATTCTCTAAGTGATCTAGTATCTTTAGCTAAAAAATAATTATCAACAAATTCTCTAATTGTTTTTGTTGTGCTGTCTCCATTAACTGATGTAATCATATATTTAAACCTAGTAGATGATTCTGGTGAAGCGTTTTTATTAATTTTCTTTAATCCCTGAAGTTCTTGGTTAATTTTATTTTCATCACTATGAGTTAATAATTTAAAAGTAATTTTAGTACCTGAAGCTGGTAATTCATATTCAAATTCATTTTTACCTGGAGTAAATAAGCTTTCATCAATAGGTTTAGGTTCTAATGTACTTAAATCTACAGTTACATTTTCTCCTTTGTAGGTAAATTCATAATCTTTTCCGTATCCTAAAACACGGGCTGCTATTAATAATGCATTTTTATCACCAACTATAATATCTCCATAATTAATCTTTGATACTATGAGGGATTCAATCAATTTATCCAAAACTGTACCGTTTTGGATATAACTTTGGTTCGTTAAAATATCTTCATGAGCAGCAGTCATATATTTCATTTCAATTTTTCCACTTGAAAGTGGATTTGTTGATGGGTAGACTAAACCTTTAGAAGGTAGTTCAACTATTTCAGTTGGGAATGGGGATTTGTTTGTAACTTCGTTTGACATAGATTTTATTTTATTATAAATATATACAGATATTACTTTTGATAAAAAATCCTCCTATCTTTTCAGAAAGGAGGATAATAATTGTAGATTTGTATATAAATATATATCAGTAATTAAGAACACAATAATCCATTGCGACTTCCAGTGTTAAGTTTTGTGCTGCAGATTCATTATCCCAGCTATACTCACCAAAGTTAGCATTTACAATTAAAGCGCCTTTAATAATCCATTCACTTACGATATCACCTACTGGACCTAATACGTTTAATGTTAAATCTTTCTTATAAAAGTCAGAATAACCATCTCTACCAGTTACTGATTCATGATGTAAACGTACCCATTCCATTACTGCTTGAGCGCCTGATGGTGTGATTGGATCAAAAAGAGTCATTGTAATATTACTCCATTTTGATTTTCCTTTTACTTTACGTAAAATGTTAATGTGATTTAATACTACTTCGTCTTGAGTTAAAGTAATTGCGCTTATTCCTTTAATAGTATATGATGGAATACCATCAACATACATAATAAATCTATTTTGCTGTTTGGGCTCGAATGCCGTAAAGAATATCTCATTTGGGTTTAATACTGCCATAATTTTGTGTTTTATTATAAATATAATTAGTTTTGATTTCTAAGGAATTTTTTGTATATTTATCAACGTAACATTATTTAAACCTAAACCATATGGCACGTCCAAAAAAACCACCAATTCAAAATACATGCAAACATTGTTTCGTTATGTTTGAAACTCGACCTTCATCAGCTAGAGATTTTTGTACTAAAAAATGTGCTCAACAACATAAGGGAGTTGATAGAGAGTGGATGGAAAAACGAAAAAAAACATGTTTAGAAAAATATGGAAATGAAATAGCATTTAAATCTAAAGAAGTACAAGATAAATATAAAAATAATTTAATTGAAAAATATGGTGTTAATAATCCATTTTTAGTAAAAGAATTTAAGGATAAATCTAATAATACTGTTTTTGAAAGATATGGGTATAAGTTTGCAACACAAAATAAAGATATTTCAGATAAGATATCTGTGAAATTAAAAGGACAAATACATGATAGAAAAAATTTTGTTAATTTAAAGTGGGAAAAATTAGTAAACTATCAAAATACATCAGGAATGGTTCCTTTATTTGATAAAGAATATTTAGAACAAAATAAAGTGAATCATTTATTTAGGAATAAATTCAAATTTCAATGTAACAAATGTTCTGAGGTTACTGAGGTATTTTTGAGTAATGGTTATCTTCCATCATGTAAGTGTTCTGATTATAAAGGATATTCGTTGATTGAAGATGAATTAGTAGTTTTCTTATTTAACCATCTTTTATCTTCAGATATATGTTTAAATAGAAGAGATATATTACCTAATAGACAGGAAATTGATGTTTTTATAAAGTCACATAATTTAGCTATTGAAATTAATGGAGTGTATTGGCATTCAGAATCTATGGGGAAATATAAAAATTACCATTTATATAAAACAGAAAAATGTAGTGAAGTGGGAATTAATTTAATTCACATTTTAGATTATGAATGGGTTTTTAAAAAACCAATTATACAATCTATAATTTTAAGTAAATTGGGAATATTTGATGATAAAATATATGCTCGTAAATGTACAGTTAATAAAATTGAAGATACTACTATAATTAGAAAATTCCTAAATGAAAATCACATGCAAGGTTATACTCATGCTTCTGTTTCTTTAGGATTGTATTATAATAATGAATTAGTTTCTATTATGACTTTTGGTAAAAATAGATTTAAGAAAAATTCAAATGAATTTGAAATGGTTAGATTTTGTAATAAATTAAATACTATTGTTGTCGGAGGAGCCTCAAAATTATTTAAACACTTTATTAATAATGGTAATAATAATTTAGATATTGTGAGTTTTGCTGATAGGAGGTTTTTTGATGGTAATTTATATAAAACCTTGGGTTTTGAATTTAGTACTAATACATCTCCATCTTACATATATTGGAAAAATAATAATATATTAAATAGGATGTCCTGTCAAAAACACAAATTAAATAAATTATTAGATATATTTGATGCAGAAAAATCGGAATATCAAAACATGTTAGATAATGGATTTAGGAGGGTTTGGGATTGTGGTAATATGAAATTTATATATAAAAAAAAGGGAACCTAATATGTTTCCTCTCCATTTATTAAGTATTTATTATTTATTATTTTTCTTAAATATTTTTTAAAAGTTAATTTGGTATTTTTTACTTCCACAGTCCCAAATTCTATCATATCCATTAGATTTCATATTTTCCCATTCGGATTTGGTTTTATCAAAATTACTTAATATTTTAGGTAATTCTGATTTTCTGTATTTATATCTATGTTCTCTTACTTTATGGTATTTCATATACCAATAATTTGGTTGGGTATTATGGATAAAATTAAATCCGTTTGATTGATATATTTCCCCTTGGCTCCATCTTCTATCGGCATAGCTAATTATATTATTAGGAGTTAATAATTTAATGAAATGTTTAAACAGCTTGGAAAAACTACCAATAACTGTTGTGCTTAGTTTATTACAGAACCTAATTAATTCATATTCACCCTCTTTAGCTTTATTACCTGTAATTTTTCGGAGTGACCCAAATGTCATGATAGAAACTAATTCATTATTATAATATAACCCAATTTTGATTTTAGATTTATCTTCTCCCTGAATATGGTTATCATTTAAGAATTTATTTTTTGTTTTATTATCTATTTCCTTAATTATACATTTTCGAGCATATATTTTATTTTGATTTAATTTTAAAATATTTCTGATTCTTGATTTTACTATTTCTTGTTTATTGTCCCACTCATCTTCAAATATATGAATTAACTTGGTATTATTTCGTTCTAATTCTTCAGTTTTATATAAGTGATATTCTTTATTTTTCCCATTAAGTTCAGAATGCCAATATATTCCATTAAATTCAAAAGCAACATTATATTCAGGTATGAATATATCTATTTCTCTCCCCTTAACTAATTTTTTATTATTAAATATTATTTCTCCACTATATATTTCTTTTAAAAATGATTGAATTTCTTTCTCTTTAACAGATGTTCCTATACTAACTGTTGGATCTTTATATTTGGGTAATCTCCCACATGCTAAGTGATCAATAAAAGTCTCTCCAGTAGGAATATGTTTAAATCTATAGTATTTCAGATCCCCGTTCATTTCTTTCACTCCATTAAATTCATCTAATAATTCTAAATTATTATCATGCAACCATACTTTTAATTCCTCAAAAAAATTAGATTTCATTTTATTTATAATCCCATCTTTTAATATGCTACCACTACATAAAGGATATATAGCCCCATATTTTTCAAGGTTGGTTTTTTGAATCTTTTGGTTTATTTTATCTCTTTCAATTTGAGAAATATTTAATAATGTACTCGATATTTTATTATTAATATTTTTTTTATCTTCAACTGAGAGACTGCTCCAATATTTCTTTCTTATTTTTGATCTTTCGTCTGAGTTTTTATTCATATTATTATATCCTTTGACTTCAAAAGGATTATCTACTCCATATTTTTCTTGAAGAGTTTTAACTGATTTAACTCTAGATTGTTTTCGGTCTATATTACTATGTGAACATTTTATACTACAGTATTTTTGATCAGATCTATTTGATGGGACTTTAAATTCTTCTTTACATCCTATACAATTAATTGTAAGAGTATGTTTTTCATTATAACAACTCCTATTACAATATTTTTTATATAATGGAATATCATTACCACAATTATTACAAGGGTGTTTTTTACCTGTTCCCTCTCTGTTAGATTTTTTTAAATTCATATTGAATGTTAATTATAATGTTAAATACGTTATTCAAATATAAATATACGAAAAAAGAAAAAAGATACCAAATAGTATCTTTATTCCTTAAATAAGTATTTTTATTAACTAAAAGCCACACCTGTTGGCATTATGTTAAAGTTCAAATATATAAATTCGGCTGTTCTAGTAGGTTGAATATAAATCGCTCCGACTAATTGGTTTCTATCGATCACGTCAGCTGTATTATTGCTCTCATCCATTACCACCTTGAATGCATATAAACCTTGTCTTTGTTGTACTGACTGTAAATATGGATTTACTTGAGCTAAGAATTGATTTCTTGTTGCTAATGTATTTTGTTCGAATACTAGAGCATTTGCAGTTTGACCAATATATGATTTAAGAGAAATTAATAGTCTTCTAACGTTTACTCTATCTAAAGCAGATGCTTGGGTTTGTAATGTTTTCTGACCGTATGCTACTACTCCTTGACCTGGGAAAGTTGCTATTGGATTTACTTTACCTTGATATAATGTGTCTCTATCTGATTGAGTTAATTTTTGTTCTGCCCTAATTACACTTGTTAATCCTCCTCTATTAATACCTGCAGGTGCAAACCAAGGTTCTGCTACTTTATCATTATATGCGAATACACCAGCCATTAAAGTTGAAGCTGGGACCCAAACATTTCTACCTGAATCAGGATCTTGTGTTTGAACCCAAGGCCAATATGAAGCTGCATATGAGTTGTTTCTTGTTGCTGCTTGTCCAGTAACTGCTGTTGTTGTTGAATTATATGGAACTAAATCTAGAACAAATAAGTTATCACCTCTGTTTGCTGTATTACTGATAATTGAAGTACATTGTGAAGTATGAAGAGAATCACATAAACCAGGAGTTAATAATATATTAAATCTATAATCATCATTATTAGATAATAAATTAATCATATTATTGTAATCACTTCCTGTTAAACCTTGGGTTTGTGATGCTATATTATCATAATATTTAGCTGCTGCTGCACCAAATAATGCTCCTACTCCTCCACTAAATGAACCACTAGCTACTGCAGGAATTGAACCCGTAAATTCTGATTTTGGAGTACCTGAATTGTCGAAATAATTAGGAGTTGATAGTAGAACTGATTTTACTCTTACATATCGAGAAGCATTTGGATATGAACCTGTTAATTCTATTTGATTTTTTGTTGAATTATAAGCATATGTGTAATCACCAATTACACTTGAAACATAGTTTGGAGAGAATGGATCTAATGATAAGTTAGTCCATGTTTCTAAAATTGTTGGAGATAATGTATTATCATTTCCTCTTCTGATTAATAAATTAAATGTACCTGAACTAGTATTAGAATTTACTATTTCCCATCTAATATTATCAGAAGAACCACTATTAAGTGCTCCTGATGAGTCCATACTGCTTGAAGAGTTCATAATAGTACCTTTAGATAATGTTTCAAGAACTAACACTTCATTATTTCCAATAATACTCTTAATAGCACTATTCCCTGCTGAAGCGGTTGCCGTAGTTGAAAATGTCCAAGCATTACTTGCACTTGCTACTCTTGCTACTAATAATGATTCACCACCATTATTAAAATAATTATAAGCTGCAATTGATGTAAAATAAGTATAAACATCACTACCACTTACAAATGTTGTACCAAATTTATTTTGATAATCACTATATGATGTTACTATTGTGGGGATTTCTAAAGGACCTTTTACTGTTGGGCCTATAATAGCAGCACCTACAGTAACGGGCTGTTGACGTATTTGTGATGTATCATTCTCGATAGAGAGTACACCAGGAGAAATTAGGGTTGTTGCCATGTTTTATATTTATGTTTTGATATAAATATGGTAAACTTTTATTAAAGTTAAATATTACTAATAAACTCTCCCTTTTCTATATTTATAGTTCCATCTCCATATTTTTCTTGCAGTTCTTGGCCCACTTTTACCTCTCTTTTTTTAAGAGATGATAATTTTTCTTTTAAGTCTTGCTTAATCATTTCATATTCTTGGATAAGAATTTCAATTTCACCAAACTGATCAGTTATTTCTGATCTTTCTTGCCTAATGGTTTTAATTGTTTGTACTTCTTCGGGTGTTAATTGTTTAGTTTCCATAACTATTATTTATTTAAATTTTATTTACTACTTCGGTTGTGAATACTAATTTTGATTTATTAGTAAACTTTTTTATTGCGTTAATGTCTTTCTGAGGGACATCCGGAACTATATGTCCATTTAATTTAATACTAAATGTGGTTTTTACTACTCTTTCTTTATCATCTGATAGTTCATGTATTCTATCAAATGAATCTATCCTTGCTTGGAATTTGAATTTTTCAGGATCTCCCCAATATGAATCAGAAGCGTATTCTACTGCTTCTATAATTTTATTTAATTGTTCTACATAATAAGTCATTATAGCACATGAATAAGTTACTGTTAAGTAATCAGGCACAACTGTAGCATAAAATGTTTGTTCAGGAACAACATTATTTAAAACTGAAAATTGATCGTATGTGTTTTTTTGAGAATACTTTTTAGTAAATACTCCAAAATTGTTAGGCATATTAGCATCCAATTTATTTGCTACCGTTCTATTCTTAGAAATTGAATCTAATTTAAACATTATCATGGGTGCCATTATTCTACCTTGAGCATCTCTATAATATCCGTCTTTTTGAAATGATTTCCATTTTTCAGGAGAACCATAAATTATAGGAACTGCTAGTCTTTCTCCATTTTGAATTACAAATGGTTGAATAACATTTTTAAAATAATACATTACAGCTTCATCAATATCTTGAATACCAATACTAAATGGTTTTACATCATCTCCATCAAATGAAGTTTGTTGTGCTCTATTAGGGACAACTACATCATTTGGATTTCCCACAGGCTGGAACCCTACTCCTCTCTGTTCAGTAGGAGTCTGTAAAGAAATAGATATTTCCTTTTGTGTTTTAGGTGTTGGGTTCTTTTT